AGCCGGGCCCCTTGCTTTCGCAGAGCCGGATCGCCTCGTCGTGGTTGATGTTTACGGCGGGCTGCTGGTAGGGCAGGGAGTAGGGCCTGCCGCCGATCATGGTGTTGGGGTATTTGCTGATCGCGTACTCCTTCACGGCTTTGCCTTTCAGCGTGGCCGGGAGGCCCAGCTCGTCAGGTGCATATACCACCAGAATGTCCGGGATCCCCCGGTCGTCAAAAATAACCTCGTTTCTCATGCTATCGCTCCTTTATTCCTTTTTTTGTAAAGCTCAATCTTTCGTTCTATTGCGTGCTTCCATTTTTTGCGCGTCCTTGCTTTTTTGGCGTGCTCTGATAAATAGATCCAGCGGCGCGGTATAAATGCCGGATATGTTGGTTTCGTGCGTGGTAGAATACCAGCGAGGCGTATCGCAGGAAATTGCACTCGCGAAGTTGCGCCTATTCTGGGATCCAGCGTGAAAAGTCCGGCCATGGATCCAGCGTTCCAATACCCGCCGAGGACAAAACTTCTGGGGCACCAGCAGTAGTCCCCCGCTTGCGTGCTGTTTGTGCTCATTTTTTCGCCTTTCTTTGTCTTTTTCCTCTACACCTCGGACAGAGGTAGCCGTACCACGGGATCAGCGCCTGTTTGCTTACATTCCATTCCAGACCGCACTCGCGGCATGTCTCATACCGTGCGCCGGTCATGCGCCGGGCATGAGCGCGGGCTCGTGTCGGTTTTTTACGGCCGGAGCCGCTGCTTTTCCTGCCGCTGCCGTGGTTTCAGGCTCGCGCTTGTCTTGACAGTCGCAGCGTTCACCGGGATCCAGATGGCTGCCACAATGCGGGCATACTCTGTACGGTTTGCTCATGGGATCACCTCCTATCCAGACGCGGCGGCGGCCAGTTTCCGGGTGAGCTGCTGCATAAGCAGCCGCCGGTATTTCTTGCGCGTTCGCCGCTTCTTTGCGTGCTTGTATAAATGCCACCACTTCGGGCGGTCGTTTGCGTTGTAGAGCATGGCGTCCACGAGGTTGTTCACGGCCTCAGCGGCGGCCTTGCCTATGGCTGCCATAAGTTTGCCGAGGGCCTTCGCTGCCTCGTTTACCCAGCTTCTCACGGACTCCCAGAACTTCACGATCTGCGGCGTGATTGCGTCCAGCAGAGCGGCGGCCGTGTCCGGCGTGAGGGTGATCGTCAGATCCATGGTGGGCGGGTGTTCTTCCTGCTGTGCGTCCTCATGCTGTCGATCCACGGCCATGAGCTCGTGCATGTGCTCGTAGTTCTCCGGGCTCATGCAGCCGTCGTAGACGTAGGGATCCGGCCCCTCGGTGGTCGGCTTTCCGTACCATGGCATGTCGGCCGGTACGCCCTCCGGGCGCGGCTCCGGTTCTGCCGGAAAAGCGGTCGATCCGTCCAGTTGGTTGTAGCCGTTGTCATAGTGCCAGCGGATCCCGGCGGCCAGCTCTGCCGCTGTCATGTCCTCACCGAAGTGGCCGCAGTAGTAGCCGTTGAGCATTACGGCGTTCGGATCTTGCTCCAGCACCTTGCGGGCCAGTTCCAGATCCTCCGGCTCGAAGGTGTCGTCGTCGCAGTTGAGCCACACCGCCTGAGCGTTCCAGCTCCGGCCGGTTTTCCAGACGATCACCCACGCGATCCCCTCGCGCAGCTCGTCGGCCCATTCTCTTGCGATTGCGTTCAGTGCTGCCATGGTTCCACCTCCTTGTCGATATGCACAACGGTGAAAATGTCCTCAACCTCGTGCCGGGTTATGTAGGTGTCTGTCCCGTCCATGCCGAGGAACTGGAGCAGAGGCTCGAAGCCGTCGAGCATGTAACTGGTGACGGCCACGGCATTGAGCCGATACACGCTCACCTCTACAATGCAGGGACGATCGCCTGCTTCCAGTACGGCCGGGAAAGACGCCCGGCACAAGAGAGTGGCGTCATATTTGAAGTTGTTAGCATCTGCCATGCTGGTGCCTCCTTTCTTCGGCTGCTATATGCCTATTACTCCGGCCGGTTCTGGCTGGTCGGCGTCCTCCGGTTTTCGCCCGCGCTTTTTGAAGTTCTCGGCGAGGCGTCGCTGGGCCAGCATGGCGCTGTATTCCCGCCGCATGTTGCGGTCGAGTTCGCCGGTTTCGCCTCGCTTTAGTTCCTTGTAAACGGTCGCCACATGGACGCCGATCTGGTCGGCTATGTCCTGAACTCGCTCGCCTTTCAGATAGAGAGCCTCCAGCTTTTGCCGATCGGCCAGTGTCATGTATCTGTATCCACTCACGATCTCACCTCCTTCTCGTGGTCGCTTGCCGTACTCGGCCATTTTGTAAAATCTGTATTTTCGGGCGTGTTCTTGTCCACCGGCTTTCACGCGCTCCGGCTGGCGTCTTTTGTCTGGGCCGCCTTGACCGTATCGGCTTTCACCTTAAAAGCCGCAAACTTGTTGAACGACATGGAGCCTTTTATGGCGTTGCTGCTCTCCACCGCCTCCCGGTTTTCACCTTAAAAACCGGGCAAAAACTTGTTAGCCTACACCGCAAAATACAGACTTTATAAAATGGCCGCGTCTGGGCTTTTCTGTGTTTCTGGGTAAAAAAATAATGCGTCGGGAGGCTTTCGCTTCCTTTCGCATTTAATAATACAATTTGCAAAGGCAAATGTCAAGAGTAAATGCGAAAAAAATCCAAAAAAATTTAATGGGCCCCAAAAACGGCCGATAAATGGGCCTGAAATACCCGATCGGCGGTCAAATAGCCGAGGATTTTTCGCGGGTAGTTGTTGATCCAGCTGGTGACGGCCTCGATCACTTCGTCGGCGATTTCGTCGAAGTTCGTACCCTTCGGCAGCCAGCGCCGGATCATTTTATTCAGATTTTCGTTGCTGCCGCGTTCGTATGAGCTGTACGGGTGGCAATAATAGAGTTTTGTCCGGGAGCCGTCGCCCAGAACGCTGCGCTCCATGCTGGGACAGTCTGCGAACTCGCTCCCATTGTCTACGGTGATTGTCTGGAATACCAGAGGGAACTTGTCGCCCCATTCACGCTCCAGATCGTCGAGAGCCTGCACCACGCTGGCCGCGCTCTTGTCCGGGAGCTTCGCTGTGATTTCCTCGCGCGTGAGCCGCTCGGTCAGCACCAGAATGGCAGCCTTGCCCGGTCTGGCGCTCACTACTGTGTCCATTTCCCAGTGCCCGAAGGTGGATCGGTCGCCGATTTCCTCCGGGCGCTTTTCTATGCTTTCGCCTTTTGGCGGGCGCTTCTGGGCTTTGACTTTGTGATAGCCGCGTTTTTTCTCACCTTTGAGCGGCAGGCTTTTATTTGTCAGCCGAAGGAAAACGCCCTTTCCTATGTAGCTGTATAGCGTGTTGACGCTGATCGAAGTCTCGAAGCTCATTCCGTTGGCTTCGATTTCGCCCAGAACGGCAGCGGGGGAGAGCTTATCGTCTGCGATCCGGCGCTCTATGTAGTCGGCCAGCTCGTGATCCTTGCCTATTTTCAGGTCTGGGCCCTTGGCTGCGAGGTTGGCCCGGTATTTCATTTCGGCGAGGTCGGAGCTGTACCGGGTTTCTTCGGTGTAGTCACTGTTTCGGTGCTGATATTCGCCGCGCTTTTTCTCCCGGTAAATGGTGGAAATGTGGACGCCGATCGACTCGGCGATCTCCTTCGGCTCTTTTCCGTCCCGGAGCTGCTGCTCAATGCGGAGCCGGTCTGTCTTGGTTAAGTGTTTGAAGCGTCTCATGTTCGCGTCCTCCGTAAATAAAAAATAGGGAGCAGCCGCAGCCGCTCCCCCTCCTTGCTTTTTCAAGCGTTATTTTCGAGTGTTCGTTTTGCTATGAAATATATGTCCCTTGCAATTTGCTTTTCGTCGTCGAACGGTGTCAGCGCCATGATCAGCTTCGCCGCGTTCAAAAATGTGATGTTTTCAAGTTTTATCTCTCCGGCCTCTAATTTCTGCACCCAGCGGATATTTACACCGATTTGCTCAGCGAGTTGCTTCTGAGTCAGTCCTTTTTCTTTCCTCATTTCCTTGATGTTCATAGCCTTGCCTCCTTTTTGCGCCTTTATTGGCGTACTTATAATATACGCCATTATTGGCGTTTTGTCAAGCGTCCCTCGCATTTTTTCGCAAAAAGAAAAAGGGCGGTTTCCCGCCCTCAGTTATCAGCAGATAATAGCTCGCAGATCGGCACCTCCAGCACCTCCGAGAAGTAGAGCAGCTCGAAGTCTGGCACCACTCTGTCCCCGGTTTCGATCCGGCTCACTGCCTTTTGGTTTAGGTTCAGCCCAGCGAGTTGAAGCCGGGCCGCGAGTTCCTCCTGAGACAGTCCGGCAGCCTCCCGGCGCTCTTTTATTTTGCAGCCGGAGGCGTTGGCTCTGCCGTTCGTGTATCTGTATAATTTCATGGCGTTGCGCCTCCTTTTTTATCCCAAAGATAGGTAGATAGCATATTGACTTTAGCACCTTTCACCGCTTATAATTATCCCAAACATGACTAACGCGAAAAAACGCAAATAAAAAGTCATGGAAATGGAGGTAAAACATGAGCAAAAAGGAGCAGGAAGCAGGGCAGGCCGGAAAAAGCAAAAAGAAATGGATCATTGTTGGCGTGGTGGCCGTCGTTCTGATAGCCGCCGCCGTTGGTGGAAATAAGGGCGGCGATCAGACGGCCGGGACTTCGGGCACGGAGCCGTCCATTCAGTCCAGCGTACCAACGGAAACGGATCAGCCCACGGCAGCAGAGCCAGAGGCAAACACAAGCGCGAAGGTGGACGCTCTGGCAAGGGACGCGAAGGACTCCGTGGCAGAAGGCGTCACGGACGAGAAGCGGGACGAGGCGGTGGCGTTCATTGTGGAGCATTACCCGGACTATTACGGCGATAATGAAACAATGGAGCAGGCCATATTCTACGGGTATTGGCTGGAATACGCATACGCCGACGACGAGGCGGCCCGTGATTATGCCGAGCTCGGCATGGATATGGAGCAGGCCGTGAAGTATGTGTACCGCGGAGCCGAAAAAGTGGAGGACGACGCCACGCAGGAAAACCTCGGACAGATCAAAGAGTCGCTCGAAGCAATCGGCCAGAATGTTGAATAATTCGCGTAAAAAGAAAAAAGGCCCGGAGGGTATAAACTACCCGCCGGGCTTTTTCGTGGCTCTGGGAGACTCGTACAAGCTCTCAGGGCCTTTTATTCTGTTTTCGTGCCCTGCACTTCGGCAGCCGCCGTCGTCGGGACAGCCTCGGCCGCGATCTGCTGCACCGCTGTGGTGGCGATCGTGGTCGCTACGCTGGCAGCTGTCGCCGCTGCGGTTGTGGCTGCGGTCTTGTCGGCCTCCGGCGTCTTGATTTCGCGGCACACCTGCTCGATCTTGGTGTCCACCCATGCGTCGAAGTCGCCGTAAATTTCGCCCAGCGCTTTGACGGCGGTTTCGCCGAGGATCTCCAGCGTTTTGTCTTTGGCCTTGTTGAAGGCTTCGATCTGTCGTTCCTTGGTGAACTTACCCTCAGCTTTCAGCGCGTCGGTGAAGGTCTGGGCCGTGTAGGTGACGGCCTGCGCCACCGCGTCGGCCGCCATATTCATGTACTTGGCGGCCGTTTCGTTGTCGAGCTCCTTCTCGATCCTCGCGGTTTCCCTACGGAGCAGAGCCACCGCATAAGCCCCGCCCGCTGTAATGAGCAGGCAGAGGACAGGAAGGCAGGCGCTCATAATTTGCTGCATTGTTTCGCTCATGGTTTTGCTACCTCCTTAAATTTTGTGAACGTCCGACGCCTTCACGCGGCCGGTGTATACCTTCTTTGTGGGCTCAGTGCTCACAAGTAAAACCTTGCCGCCGCTTTCCACGGCCCGAACGTAGAGAACGGATCCGGGCACCCATGAGGCCATTTTTGCGCCGTTGCTGTATGTCGTCACTCCGGCGTTGCACTTTACCTTGTCGCCCACCTTGAAGCTGTCGGTGCTGCCGCTGCCGGTGCTGCCGCCGTTGGTGGTTATAAAAGCGTCGAAGCCCTGAGCTTTCAGTTTTGCCAGCTCGGCGTCTGCGTTGGCCTTTTTGGAATATGCTCCCGTCTGCACTTTGTAATAACCGTCCACCAGCTTGACGAGGACGTCGTGGCCTGCGGATTTGAGCTTTTTCGCCTGCGCGTCTGCATTGGCTTTCTGCTTATAGGCTCCGCTCTGGACGTAGTACAGAACAGAGCCGGATCCACCGGAGTCCCCGCCGCTCCCTGCGTTGCCGGAGTCCCCGGAGCTGCTGGATCCGAGCAGGGCGTTGATCCGGTTCGCCAGCTCGCCGTACCGGGAGTACAGCCAGTCGCCGGGGCATGACTTGTTCGCAAACCAGCGGTGTGCCGTCAGCACCATTTCGTCGCTTTTCGGTGTGTAGGCGAGCGTTTTCTCCTTGCTGCCGAGCCACAAAACCTTTGTTTTACCGTTTCTCTTGCAGATGTCGGCGCAGAGTTTAATCAGTTTCTCGTAGACGGCCGACTTCATGGCATAGGGGTGAGTCTTATCGCTGGCGCACTCGATCGTGATCGCCCTCTGGTCGTTTGAGTTGGACGAGCTGCACCAGCTCCGGTTGCACTCGTCCACGATCAGGCAGACGCGGCCGTCGTAGCCTATGCCATAGTTGCAGCTCGCTTCCCTGCCTTTGGGGAAGCAGTCGCCGATCGTCTCGGCCGATAATTGACCGACTACACAATGAGGGGTGAGTGTGTCAATGGCGTGCGTTCTTTTTCCGCTGTGGTTCGGGCTGTACCTCGTACAGTCCACCAGTGAACTATTGCTCATGTTGTTGCCTTCCTTTCCGGGCTTGCTTTCGGCTGCGTACTTTTTGAGGTACTTCTCGCCGAAGCCTGCCCTTTTCTGTTTTACTGTTTCGGATTGATTGGCCGGGCGCTCATATTTCAGCAGCACCGCGTCGGACGCCTGCCGCACGCTGGTGGCCGTTTTGAGCGTGTCCAGCACTCCGGTGTAGCCCTCGCTCAGCTCCTTGAAAAGATAGCCGAGCTGAGCCTCCAGATCGCCCACGGACTTGCCGAGGCTGCGCACATAGGCCAGCAGGCCCTCCTTGCGGCTCCAGTATGTCCACTGGGCCAGCCCGTAGCCTGCCGAGTCCCTCACGAAGTTGGTATAGCCGCCAGAGTCCACGGCGTCCGTGTAGGCGTCGTCCGTGTACCCCAGCTTTTTCTCGTATGTGTTCTGGAGGTTGCGGGGATTGAGCGCACTCTCGGCGTACAAATTCCCCATGAGCCCGGCGACGCCGTGGTCGCTCAGGCCCTTGCCTTTGAGGAAGTTCCAGATCCTTTCCTCGTTGGTCTTTCCGGTCAGTCCCATGCCTGCACCTCCTTACATGTCGTTGAAGTTGGACGCCTCCGGCTGCACACCGGCGGCAGCCATTAGCTTGATTTTGTTCTCGGCCTTGGCTTTGGAGTAGTAAAAGCCCGTAGCCGCGGCCATTTCTGTGAATACTGCCGGGATCAGATAGCCGAGCGCCGAGGTGTCCATGGTTATCCAGATCATGCGGCAGGAAAACAGAACGATCGCCACGGTGACGACGCTCACGCCCACGAAAATGAGCTTTGAAAACTCCACTTTTTTATTGAGCTTTGCCGCCGCTTTCAGCTGCCGGATCTGTTTCCTGAGT